CTCTGCGGTCCCCTAGCCCTGGAATGTAGTGTTTTCGCTACTAATCCAGTATCATCGCCACCGACGAACGAGCATTCCCGCTCGTCGGTTCGTGTATCGACTGACTGAAAAGGGTTGTAAGACTATAGAGTCAAACTTCCCTAGGTTACCATCGGACCACTGCATGGGAAGCCTATCTAATGACTGAGAGTTTTGTCTCTCAGAAACGTTAATAGGACGGCCAACACTCTCTGCAAAGTAGCGGAGAAGCATTGACCAACCATCAATGGTCTTATTAATCGACGGTGACTTGAGGTCCCAAACGCGCCACTCGAGTTTTTGCAAACTCTTGTTGAAGCGTCGGACTTTAGGTTTCTTAGTCTCAGGTACTTCTTGTAAGCTCGGACATGTGAGATGCATGTCTTTACTCGGGATTGCTCCATAAACATTGAGCAACCGTTCTACGATTAAATCGTAGGTACAATAGTACTTCTTATCATAGAGGGAATTCGCGTAAGCGATCCAACTACAATAAGAATCAGGGCTGGGTGTAGATGACCAGACTGTCCGAAAACGGACAGGAGTGACATTGATGCCGTTGAAGGCATCTGTGCCACATGACTCTCTAAAGAGTCCACTGATGCAACTTTTGTCCCGGTTTACTTTTAAACCAAAGGACTCTAGTATGCTCATTGCGTCTACGGCTTGCGCCGTTGGGACAATGACATCATCACCATACACAATCACGTCATTACTGGCGTGAGCGTCTGGCAAACCAGCAGATAGTAAAGCCCAAACTGTAAGAGCGAGCACAGGGAAGCATAAACAGCTTCCCATTGGCGCGAACTTAAGCAAGGGCAGAATACTACCGTCTGGTAGCTCGGTCGATGAACTCCTACAACCCCATAAGTACGTAAAAACGTGCTCAGGGAATAGTAGGCGAACTAGATCAGCGCTTACTCGATCACTGGCCTCATTGAGGTCAAGGGTCGCATACCTTCCATATCTACTACTTACTAAAGCGTAGAACTGGTTTAGGGACTGATCTGTGAAGTTGACACGCTCTCGGGTGAGAGGATGTCGCTCCACTAACTCAACAATAGCCCTGCCTAATCCTTGTTGAACCCATTGAAAATCAACGGGTTCGCAAGATATCAGGCGAGGACCGCGAGAATCCTTCGGTACGAGTACAACTCGCGCCGGAAGATCCTCCTGTGTCACGCTCATATGAGCAGGATACGAATCACAAACATGACCTAGCGACGCGCAAAAATATGCGTCAAAAGGATATATGTCAGTGATCCTCGATGAGACATTCCTCCACAAATACTTATCCCAAAGCTTTTGCCGGGTGGCAACTGCTCCAGGACCGTGTTTTGGGTAAATGTCTCTAGGGTCGAAAGTCGCAAAAAGATCCGAAAGGAGTCTCTTTGCAACGCGTGCTATCTCCACAACCGTACGAGTTTTATAACTAATATGGCGATGTCGATAGCTACGTTCAAGATCAGCTTCAAGACTTTTGAAGAAGTCTGAACGAGTCGATAAGTCTTCCTCAGTTTGTTTAAACTTCTGGATGACCTGTTGTTCTTGTTCATTGGTGTAAGGCAATTCGTACTTGTAAAAAGGGTACAGAATTTGCCGAACAGCTTTGACGCTTATGTCACACGGATGCTGAAGTAAAGCC